TTTTTCGTATATAATACTATGAACTTCAAATTACTAAAAAATTTGGTTGATGATTTAAATTCATCAAACTCAACACTTGATAAAACAAAGGCATTGTCCAAACCAGAATATGATAATGATTTCATTAAAAAGGTTTTGGTTGCTACACACAATCCTTTCGTCCAGTACTACGTCACATCAAAAAACTTAATTAAGAAAAGGGATTTATGTAGTCCGAACGATTTGGATTTGTTTGATTTACTCAAACGATTAAGTGATAGAACATTGTCTGGACATGATGCATTGGCAACTGTTAATGGATTTATATTAAACCATGAAGAGTATGCGGAATTGATATACAACGTACTTGATAGAAATTTAAAGACACGTACAGGGGATAAAATAATTAATAAAGTATTCCCTAAACTTATACCAACCTACAACGTCCCTCTTGCTAAGAAGTATGAGGAACATATGAAGAAAGTTAAGTTCGATATTGATTCGTGGTTTGCATCACGTAAATTAGATGGGTTGCGTTGTACTGCAATCATAGATGCTTTTGGTGTAGTCACACTAAGGAGTAGAGAGGGTAATGAGTTCTTCACACTTGATAAAGTAAAAGCAGAAATAAGGAAACTCAATCTTATATCAACAGTATTTGATGGTGAGATTTGTATCATTGATGATGATGGTAGTGAGAACTTCCCTGCTATTCAAAGAGAGTTCAACAAGAAGAACCACACCATTACAAAACCAAGATACAAGATTTTTGATATGCTTACTCTGGAAGAATTTGAAGCAGAGAAGGGTGATAAATCGTTAAGTGCCAGAATTCAAGAATTAGAAGAACTATTCTTAATTAAGGATGATGTTATTGAATCAACCAACATCTTATCTTTGCTTGAACAAACTCTTGTTCGTGATGAAGCACATCTTCAAGAGTTACGTGACGAAGCAAAGAAACTTGGTTGGGAAGGTATGATGATTCGTAAAGACATTGGTTATGAAGGTAAACGAACTGATAAATTACTCAAATGCAAGTTGTTTGAAGATGCAGAATATACGGTTGTTGATGTTGTAAATGGGCCAATGAGAGTTATTGTTGAAGATGAAGATGGTAAGACAGGAGAGATTACCGAAGAAATGCTTTCTAAGGTTGTCATACGGCATAAGGGTGAAGATGTGGGTGTTGGTAGTGGATTCTCACAAGAGCAAAGGAGACACTATTACAATTATCCAGAAGATATAATTGGTAAAGAGATTACTGTTCAATACTTCGAAGAATCGAAAGATAAAAATGGTAAATTGTCACTCAGATTTCCAACAGTAAAATGTGTTTGGGAAGATGGTAAACGTGATGTTTAAATAAAAAAAATTATGAAAAAAGTGATTATCTTTGTAACTTTACTTATTAAACTTACGTATATAATATCATGAGAGACTTATTAAGACAAACATCGGAAAAAAAACAAGCATTAATAGATGCTAAAAATGCGTCACCATTTATCATTGGTGAAAGTGTTACGGTATTTGAAAATACAGTATCTTCTTGGTTTAATAAAGAAAGAGCAGATAAGACTTGCAGCGTTAAAGTAGTCAAGGTAAATAAAATTACTTTAGTTGTTGAAGTAGGCGAGTATAAAAGTAAACCAGAACAATATAAAATATCTAAAAAGGATATTTTGGGGCGCAGCATAGGAAATTTGGGCGCAAATCCTTTTAATAGTAAATATGATAGCGTTCGTCCTGTTGCTTTTTCATTGGATTCAATTCTTTTTTCATTAGATGTTTTAAGTAATAAAAGAGAGAGTAGAGACACATATGAAATGAGTGGTGTTAAAGTAAAAGAACTTAATTGGATGCCTTTTGTTTATGATGCTAATGGCAATAAACAATATTACCAAAGAGATTTTTGTTGGACATTAAAGGACAAACAACTTTTAATTGATTCAATATATAATGGCATTGATTGTGGTAAGATACTTATTCGTATGCGTGGTTGGGGAACGTTAGAGGCAATGTCCAAGAAGGGTGAGACTGACTTAGCATTCAGAGACATCGTTGATGGTAAGCAGCGTTTAGATGCTATACGTGGATTTATAATGAATGAATATCCAGACTCACATGGTAATTACTATATGGATTTGAGTTTCATTGCACAGAATGGTTTCACTAACCACCAGTTATGTTCATATGCTGAAATGAATGAGAGTATTACTGATGATGAAACCATTTATCAGTTCTTGAAGATGAACTTCACAGGCGTACAACAATCACAAGAACATCTTGATTATGTAAAAGAAATTAGTAATAAATTATAAAAATTATGGAAATTAAAAACATTATATTGTTCGTTTGTTTTGGAGTAATAATCCTATGGTTAATCTATTACGCATTTATTCGTAAAGAAGATGGCATTGTCCAAAGAGTAATGATATATGGTACTATATATTATATTCAAACAAAGGTTTGGGTTAAAGGTGAATTAATATATTCTTGGATTGACGAAACAGAAGAAACCGATTATTACAGAATAAAAAGAAGAAGAAAGAGACAAGGAAATATAAAATACTATAACTTTAAAAAATGAAATTCAATAGAGCGTGGGCAATGCCTAACAAAAACACATTTAGTGTTAAACCTATCAGAGAATTTATTGATAGATACCATAACGACAATGTACTGAGCATTGATCCCTTTGCTAACACAAATAGGATAGCATTGCTTACTAATGATCTTGATCCTGATATGAACACAGATTATTGTATGGATGCGTTAGACTTCCTTAAAACATTTGAGGACAATTCTGTGGGTATTGTTTACTATGATCCACCATTCTCACCCCGACAAGTTTCAGAATGTTATAAGAAACTTGGTAAAACAGTTAACATGCAAACCACACAATCAAGTTTTTGGGGTAATTTAAAGAAAGAGATATCACGCATTGTACAGCCTAATGGATGGGTATTGTCCTTTGGCTGGAATAGTGGTGGTGTTGGTAAGACAAATGGGTTTAAACTTGAAGAAGTTCTTCTTGTACCTCATGGTGGACAACACAATGACACAATATGTGTAGCAGAACAAAAAACATTATAATATTTATATAAAAGGGGTTGACTAATCCATCTTTTTTTCCTATATTTGTGGTTTAAACATAAATAATATGGATTGGGGAGAAGATTGGAGAAAAACAGACAAAGAAAAGGGGCAACCTGCCGAACATCTATTACAAAAATTATTTGTTAATGTATTAAAAAAGAAATACGGCACAACGGATGATGATTACAACATTTTTGAAAATAAAGACATTACTGGTGATGCATATTTCGTATCTCTTAAAAATTTAGATATGAACTGTAACAATACCCCGAAAGTGGTTTTTGTTGAGGTTAAAAATGATGATAAGGGAACAACAACTGGCAACATATTTATTGAGTATTGGTCAAGAGGAAAGAAATCAGGTATTTTAGCATCTGAATCGTGTTATTGGGCAGTAAAATTTTATAAGGAAGATGTAAATAGAGACGTTTTTTATTTTATAAAAAAAGAAAGATTATTTCAAGCATGTCATGATAAAAGATTTTTTAGAGATAATGTTAGAGGTGGTGATTATAATTTAAATATTGGGGTGTTATTTACTTGGGAAGTTTTTGAAGAAATTACTAAAGAAGGTATTGAAGCAAAAGATGGTTCTATGATAATAGAATGTAACGAAAATAAAATAAAGATAAATATTATATGATTAAAAGTGATTGCATAACAGATATTGGTGATAGTGCTAACCAGTACTTCATGGAAGATTGTAGAATTACAATGACTAAAAGAATACCAGACAATTCAATTGATTTGATATTATGTTCACCACCTTACGATGATATTAGAACTTATAAAGGTAATATTAAAAAAGATAAACATAATGTGTTTTCATTTCCCTTTGAAGAAATTGCACAATTATTAACTAAGAAATTGACAAAGGGTGGTGTTATTGTTTGGGTTGTTGGTGATTCTGTTATTGATGGTACTGAAACTGGTAACTCATTCAGACAAGCATTATATTTCATGGATGAATGTGGTTTAAAACTACACGACACCATGATATATGAAAAAAACGGCACTTCGTTTCCTGCAAAAAGGAAAGGTAAAAGATATTCACAAATCTTTGAATATATGTTTGTTTTTTCTAAAGGAAAAATTAAAACAGGGAATCTAATTTGTGATAAGAAAAACAAATGGCAAGGTTGGACAAATTGGGGTAAAAAATCTATTAGAAGTGGGGGTGATGATTTAAAAGTAACAACAGATAATAAGCCAATACCAGAATTTTCTCCACGAAACAATATTTGGAAATATATTACTGGTGCAGGATATTCAGCAAAAGATAAGATTGCACATGAACACCCTGCTATTTTTCCTGATTTATTGGCACACGACAACATACTCACTTGGACAGATGAATGCGATGTTGTTTATGATCCTTTTGCTGGTTCAGGTACTGTTTTGAAAATGGCAAAATACTTAGATAGATTCTATATAGGTAGTGAAATGACTGTAGAATATGAACCCATAATCAAAGAAAGATTAGAATCTGATAAGTTTGCATTAAAAAGTGTTAATGATAGAACAGATAAAGATATGACTAAAGATGTAACCAAGATAGTATAATTTACGT